GACAGTTTCTTTAATTAATAATGCCTCTAATGATAGAAATGCTGCAACAAGTATTTCTGATCAAACTTTCGCAGCTACAGGTATTCTTAACACTGTTCAAGAAGATATTGTTTCTGTCCGAAATGCAACTATCGCAGTTGAGCAAGTTACTGAAACTACAGTTCAAACAACTCAAACTAATAGAACTCTTATAGCACAAAGAGGACAAAGAGATCCTTTGGCTGAATCATTCTTTGTTGCAGAGTCTACAGGTGTTTTCTTAACTAGTTGTGAAGTATTCTTTGCTACTGTAGATGAGAACGACTTACCTGTTACGTTCCAATTAAGAACAATGCAAAATGGATTACCTACTACAAAAGTAATTCCATTCTCTGAAGTGAGTATTTCTCCATCTGATATAACAATATCAAATGATGGATCTATTGGTACAACATTTAACTTTAAGTCTCCTGTTTATGTAGAAGGTGGTATTGAATATTGTATGGTTCTTCTTTCAGACTCTGCTCAATATTCAGTCTTTATTTCTAGAGTAGGAGAGATTGATTTAGTAACTCAAACTAATGTTTCTCAACAACCTTATTTGGGATCTTTATTTAAGTCTCAGAATGGTTCTACATGGGAACCAAGTCAGTGGGAAGATCTTAAATTTAATCTTTATAGAGCAAATTTTGCAAGCACGGGATCTATAGAATTTTATAATCCTGCATTATCAGTTGGTAATAGGCAGATCGCTAATTTATTATCAGATCCATTACAGTTAACAGGAAGAAAAATTAAAGTTGGAATTGGATCTACCTTAAATGATACTGATCTTACTGTTGGAAATACTGTTCTTCAACACGGAAGTAATGCAACAGGAACTTATGTTGGTAATGCAGGTATTGCAACAGGAACTTTAAATATTATTAATGCTGGTATTGGATATACTCCATTAGCAGATACTTATCAATTCAATCAAGTTCCTCTTACTAATGTAACGGCCGCTGGAAATGATGCGGTAGCAGATATTACGATTACTAATGGTGTCGCAGTTGCTGCAACCATATCCTCCTTTGCTGTTGGTTCGGGTGGTACAGGATATGTTCCAGGTGATGTTCTAGGAATAGGAGCAATTGGTAATAACTCATTGGGATTAAATGCTAGATTATCTGTGGTTTCGATTGCAAATACATCTCAGTTAATTCTTGATAATGTTCAAGGTGACTTTATTACAGGAACAGGAAATACAGTTAAGTATATCAATAGCACAGGTCTTACAACTGATCTTAATGGTGCGAATAATGTTGGTGGTAATGTAACAATTTCCGATATTGAAACTGTTAATACTGGATTGAATATAGTTGTTAATCATAAAAATCATGGAATGTACTTTACTGATAACTATGTGACTGTTTCTAAGGTACAAAGTGATCTCATTCCTACAAAACTTGTTAATGATTTAGTAACATCAGAAACTGGAAATATAACAGTTGACAGTGCGACGAATTTTGACGATTTTGAAAATGTAGGTGTGGGAACTACTAACTATGGTTACTTAAAGATTGGTGAAGAAATTCTTTCTTATGAGAGTGCTGATGGAACAACCATTGGTATTACTTCAAGATCTATTGATTCTACAACCACTAAGAATTATCTTGCAGGTACTCCAGTTTACAAATATGAACTGGGTGGTGTTTCACTAAGAAGAATTAATAAAACTCATTACTTAGGAAACGTATCAATTGCCAATTCTATTACCTTTGATTCTTATAATATCAAACTTGATATGGGTTCAAGTGGTCTTGGAAGATCTACGGGTGCAAGTTTCCCTATTCTTTATATGGGTCAAACTAAATCAGCTGGTGGAGACAATGTAACTGCTACTCAGAACATTCCTTTTGAAATTATTAATCCACAGATTCAAAATCTAACATTGCCTGGAACTGATCTTACATCTGAAGTAAGAACTGTAACTGGTGCAAGTCTAGATGGAAATGAAATTCCATATGTAGATAAAGGATTTGAAGGAATCACTATTGGACAAAATAACTACATGTCTTCTCCTCGTATTGTAGCTTCTAATATTAACCAAACTAATAATTTAACTACTTTACCTGGTAATAAATCTTTGAATATGAGAGTTAATTTATCTACTACAGATTCTAAGTTATCTCCACTTATTGATACACAAAGAATGAGTGTTATTTTTGCTTCTAATAGAGTTAATGCACCTATTTCAAATTATGTAACTGATAATAGAGTGAACAGTGCATTTGATGATCCAAATGCTTGTCAATATCTTTCTAAAGAATTCCAGTTAGAGAATTCTTCTACGAGTTTGAAAATTATTGCTGATGCATATATAAACACTGATGCTGATATCAGAGCATTCTATGCAATCAGTAATTCTGCGGGAACTGATCCAGTTTACATGCCTTTCCCTGGTTATAATAATATTGATGATAAGGGTCAAATAATTGACATGGCTGATAATGATGGAAGATCTGATTCGTTTATATTCCCCTCTACAAATGAGGAAATTTTGACCCCAAGCAATGAATTTAAGGAATATACATTTAGTATTAATGATCTTCCTTCATTCAAGTTCTATAGAATTAAATTTGTCATGACTTCAACAAGTCAGAGTTATCCTCCTAGAATGAGGAATCTCAGAGTCCTTGCACTCGCATAATATGTCTTATTTGAAAGTGGAAGGACATGGTGAATTGTATAGAGATTCTACAACTAATTCTCTTGTAAATCGAAATACATCTGATTATAATCGTTACATGTCTCAGAAAAAAACTAAAAATGAAGAGGCAGAAAAAGTGGATACTATGGAGCAAGATCTCGCACATTTAAAAAATGAAATTAATGAAATCAAATCTTTACTTAAGGACTTAGTAAATGGCTAATCAAAATATAACATTTGATACCGAGTCAGGAACTCCCTATGAGTCAAATTTGACTATCAATGGGGGTGCTAATTTTAGTAATATCTTTACGGTAAAGAAACCAAATTCACAAGCATTTGATTTTACTGATTATAGTGGTTCATCCCAAATGACAAAGAGTGTAGCAATAGGTGCTACCGATTCCCCTGATGCTACTTTTTCTGTGGGATTTACAAGTGCTGTTGGTGGAAAATTAGAAATTTCATTAGGATCAACTGCTACTCGAAGTTTAGAGGCAGGGAGATATGTTTATGATGTTTTAGTTAATTCAGCATCTGCTAGTAATACTACTAATGTTTTAGAAACTGCAATATCGGTAGGGAACACCGCAGGTATTGGAACTACTGCATTTGATCTTATTAAGGTTACAAATGTTGCTGTTGGTGATTCTGTTTCAGTGGGAGCAGCTCTCACTAATGTACCCGTTGTAAGTGTCGCAACTACCAACAGTAGGATTTCGGTAGGTGCTGCCTTTACAACCCTCTCACAAGTCCTTCCAGGTACTGCTGTGACCTTTAGTAGGGTATCAACGGCATCTACCATTTATAGGATTGTTCAGGGTTCTATAATAGTCAAGGCAGGTATCTCTTCTGCACCTTCCTAAATAATTCCACAGGAATAGTAAATAGATGGCACAACCAGCAAGTAGATCTCAATTAAAAGATTATTGTTTAAGGCAATTAGGAGCACCTGTGCTGGAAATTAATGTTGCCGATGAACAGGTAGATGATATAATTGATGATGCTATTCAATATTTTCATGAAAGACATTTTGATGGTGTTTTAAGAACTTATTTAAAATATCAAGTAACACAGGATGATATTGATAGGGGAAAGGGGCCTGGAGAAAACGGAGTATTAGGAATAACAACAACGACTGCAACTTCTACTATTGATGGTGCTTCAATGCAGTTTGATTGGGAAGAAAACAGTAATTATTTACAAGTTCCACCTGCGGTAATTGGAGTAGAAAAAGTATTTCATTTTGATGGATCACAGTCCATGTCAAATGGTATGTTCAGTATTAAGTATCAATTATTTTTAAATGATATTTACTTCTGGGGAGCAATGGAAATGCTCACTTACAATATGACAAGGACATATTTATCTGACCTAGAATTTGCTTTAACTACACAAAAACAATTTAGATTTAATCAAAGAATGGATAGATTGTATCTAGATGTTTCTTGGAGTGAATTGACTGCAGGTGATTATATCGTTATAGACTGTTTTAGAACTCTTGATCCTAATGATTATGTAAGAGTATGGAACGATTCATTCTTAAAGAAATATACCACTGCTTTGCTTAAAAAACAGTGGGGCCAGAACCTAATTAAATTTAATGGGGTAAAACTTCCTGGTGGGGTTGAGTTAAATGGTCGTGATATTTATGAGGATGGTGTAAAAGAATTGGAAGTTATCCGAGAAATGATGTCCAATACTTATGAATTACCCCCTCTTGATATGATAGGCTAATGGCATTAAATCCCTATTTTATCCAAGGAACTTCTGGTGAACAGAGTCTAGTTCAGGATCTTATCAATGAACAGTTGAGAATGTATGGCGTGGAGGTGTATTATCTTCCTCGCCAATATGCAACGACTGATAATGTTATTAAAGAAGTAATATCATCTGATTTTAATTATTCATATCCTATTGAGGCATATGTAGATAATTTTGATGGGTATGGGGATAATAGTGTAATGCTTTCCAAGTTTGGAATTCAAGCAGAAAATGAATTAACGGTAACCATATCCAAAGAAAGATTTGAAAATTATATTAGTCCATTAATTAAAAATTTACCAAACGTTGAGTTATCAACAAGACCTAAGGAAGGAGATCTAATCTATTTCCCACTAGGTGATAGGTTATTTGAGATTAAGTTTGTAGAGCATGAAAAACCATTCTATCAGTTAAAGAAAAATTACGTTTATACATTAACCTGTCAACTCTTCAGAGCAGAAGACGAAGTATTGGATACTGGTATTGAAGAGATTGATGATACATTTGATACGGACTTTAACCTCCGAACTCTCACATTGGTGGCTGCAGGAACGACTGCAACAGCATATGCTGGTATTATAACCAGTGGTGGTGTTAATCAGATTATTGTAACCAATAGAGGTGAAAGGTATCTTACTGCACCTACTGTAGCAATTTCTTCTTCTCCAACTGCTGGAGGAACTGCTGTTGGTATCGCAACACTTATGTCTGGTTTGACTAATTGTGATGGTACAGATATAGGAGAGAAAGTTCAAGGAATCTATGTCACAAATCCAGGTAGAAATTATACTGATAATCCTGGTATCGTTATCTTCCCAACAGGTGATGATAGTGGTGTTGGAGCAGCTGCATCCACCCGCATATCTGATGATGTAGTTGGTGTTGTAACTATCTCAAGTGGTGGTTCTGGATATACTACTGCACCTACTGTTTCCTTTAGTTCTCCAGGAATTGGAACAACTGCATCTGCCATTGCGGTTGTAAGTTCTGGTGGAACCATATCTCATGTTTATGTAACCCATGCTGGTGCTGGATATACGGTTGCACCTACCATTACAATCGGTAATCCTTACATGGCTGGAGAAGGAACTTATATTGATAATGAAACTGTTATTGGATCCTCAAGTAGTATAACTGCTCTGGTTAAGACATGGAATGCTGTATCTGGTGAATTAGTCATCTCTAATTCAACAGGAGACTTTGTAATGGGTGAGAATATTACAGGTCAGGAAAGTGGTGCGGTTTATCAATTGAAAGTTGAGCAAACTGATAATACTGTGGATGAATATCCATCTAACTTAGAGATTGAAAATGCAGCAGATGATATTCTAGACTTTAGTGAGACTAATCCATTCGGAACACCCTAAATATAATATAACAGGTCTAAAAAGATGTTTGAGTATTATTATCACGAAATATTAAGACGCACGATTATTTCTTTCGGAACTCTTTTTAATGGAATAGAAATCAAACATGATGATTCTGATGGTGATGTTTCAAGTGTTATTAAAGTTCCACTTGCATATGGCCCTACTCAGAAGTTTTTAGCAAGATTACAGCAGTCTCCTGATCTTAATAAAGCAACTCAAGTATCATTACCAAGAATGTCATTTGAGTTCGTTGGATTGCAGTATGATGGATCAAGAAAAGTAACAACAACGCAAACATTCAAATCAGAAACAGTAGGAGTAGCAACGGCAATTAGAAAAACATATATGCCTGTTCCTTATAATATGTCTTTTGAGTTATCAGTATTCACGAAGTTGAATGATGATATGCTTCAGATTGTTGAGCAGATCTTACCTTATTTCCAACCTGCATATAATTTAAGTGTAGACCTTGTAAGCACTATTGGAGAGAAAAGAGATATACCTGTTATAATTGAAAATATTACAATGGAAGATGATTATGAGGGAGATTTTACAACTCGTAGATCATTAATTTATACATTTAGATTTACAGCAAAAACATACCTATTTGGCCCTGTCGGATCCAAAGCAAGTGGAGACAAGGATCTTATCAAGAAGGCATCTATTGGATATATTGCTGGTGGTTATACCAAGACTCCAAGCAGAGATGTTACTTATTCTGTTGAACCTCGTGCTACTAAGGCTTATGATAGCAATGTAACTACTAATCTTAGTGTTGATATTGGTTTAGATTCAACAATGATTGAAGTTAATGATTCATCTGCTATTGCTGCAAATACATATGTCATTATTGATAATGAGTCTATGTATGTTGATAAGAAGGATGCCTCAGATACGAACAAACTCTTTGTTAATAGAGGAGCAGATGGCACTACTCCAACAGCACACGTTGCTGGTGCTGGAGTAAATCTAGTTACTGCTGCTACTAATGCTCTAATCGAAGTTGGTGACGACTTTGGATTTGATGGTTCTTTTGATTAAAAACAATGAAAAAACTAGATGATGCTTTCAACATTTCTGAGACTGAAGTGGTAGAAACA